TTTAATCATCTGATACACGCCTTGGCTGGTTAATTGCTTAACCAAGACTTGGTATGAAGTCGGATTGATAAAAATGAAGTCAGGATCACCTGCTTCAGATCCGTTAGCGGCCAACTGATTGACTGAATCAATCAGTGCATCTTGGATGCTTTCATTAGCGCCGTTGAAACGAAGACCGGCCAATTTCGTTGGCGAAGTCGAACGATTTACGTTGAAAAAATTGTCCGATCCAGATGGAGCAGTCAGAGGCAACCAAGCCAAGAATCCAGCGACCTTCAACATGTTGGCAGAAGCCAAACCGTTGCTGATGAAGTTCACGTCACCAACTTGAGCCAACATCGGGAAAGATGTAGACCAGTTGGAAGGAGTACCGGCAGAACCACCAGATGTAGCAGATACAGTTACAGTACCCGCACTAGTATCAACCGCTATGACATAGCCAAGAGCAGCGCTAGTAGACTGAGTAGGAGTCTGGCCAGATACAGAGTAGCTAACCAAGACCATGTTCACCGCGAATTGCAGTGCCATTGCAGCGTTATCAAGGGTGATTACACCGCTAGCAATAGAGCCAGCACCGAGTCCATAAGACCCACGTTGACCAGAACCATCACTAAAGATGTCATGTGCTAAATCGTTACCAATAGATTGGAATGCCGATTTAACGTTAAGTTCAGCAGCAGGCATGAAAGCGCCGATGCTCTGAGCAGACGCACGTAGAAAGTCACCAGTTAAGGTAGCTAAGCTATAGTTCTGTACACGAGTTACGTTAAACTCTTGTGTAACAGGTGCTGATTGGTACGACTGAGCGTTACCAAAGTTAGCAGATCGACCTGCTCCAGTATCTGATATAACAGGGATCGGAAAGTATTTACCGGCCAAGCCCATTTCAGACTCATCCTTGTCAATAAGTGCAAGTGCAGGATTCCGATTGAAAACCAGATCCTTCATTACCCAAGCGTCATCGCTGTAAAGTTCTTTCAAAGTTGCAACGTTAGTTTGCGCGTTGCTATACGCAGTTGCTGTATTAGCGGGAGTACCCATAAAAATTATTTAGTTCCTATTTTAGTTTTTCTTCGGCACGTCGTCGGGCCTCTGCCCATCGTTCGTTATCTGTCATGCCTTGGAAGGACTTTGCTGGACGTTTAATTTCGCCAGTCGCAGTCATGTTATTAGTGAGAGTTTTGATGCCTTGTTTGAGTGGTGGTAATTGCTTCTTCTCATCCACTACCGCGCTCTTAGACTTAATCTTGCTAAGGCCGGACAACTTGGCGTATTCTTCGTTTGCGCGTTCAATCAGAAGTTCTTCAACTTCTTTGGCAGCTTGTTCTGGAGTTAGATCAATGTTGTCGTGTTCCCAGGTATCTAAGATGTGTTGAACTACAGCTTCCTGCATCTTCAACTCCTTAATACTGGAGTACGATTCATCTTTCTCTACTAGCTCAGTAACAGCCTTTCTTCTTTGGTTTACGGCTTCTTCAAATCGCTTTGATACATCGTCTTGCTGGGCTTTCTTCACGCCTTCCAATTCAGACTTGAGCGTTTTAAGCTCTTGTTGTTCTGGAGTGCTAGCAGATCCCTTATCAATCAGATAGTTGGTGTATTCGTCGTAAGAAAGTAGACTTTCAACGCCAGAATAATCTTTAGCTGCTAGCTTTGCCTTGAGTGCCTTTAATTCGGCTATCTCGGCTCTTTCTGCCTCTAATGCTAATTTTTCTGCTTTGAATGCTTGTTCTTGCTGACGATGCTTTGCCTCTTTACGAGCTAAAGCTGCCGCTGCCGGACTAAGTGTTACTGTTTCTTCAGTTGCGCTCTTAGGTTCTGCAGAGCTATCACTTGTGACACTACTGTTTGGCTGGCTAAGTTTTGCCCGAATTTCTTGGGCCTTTGATAGCCTGGAAGCAGTATTATAGGGCTCTACTACCCTTTCTTCTCGCATCTGTGGCTGAGCTGCAGATGGTATAGCTGAAGCGGTATCCGCTATCGCGGTTTTCTCGTATGACATGGTTATTCTCCTTGGTTAGGTATATGATTCTTCTATTGTTTTTTGACTAAGCGGCTACGCCAGACGCTGGCCCAATGGGCGCTGCTGGCGGTTGAGTTGGCGGCATTTGGGACTGGGCTGGTGGTGTTGTAGGTACTGGCGGTGGCATAGCTTGTTGCTTGAGGCCCTGAACTTGGGCAAACCAATCCCTGAGTAACTGCATCTTCTCTTCTTCTAGCTGTTGGGTAGCGTAGAGGTTGATGTAGTTGACGCAAAGGGTAGTAGCCATGTCAGTTGGATCAAGCATGAAGGTGTCAGGCGCTATATCAGCATAGTCCTTATCACCCTGTTCAACGATCTGATCCAAAGCGTGCAGAATCCGTTCTTCCAGCGCTGCTGCCAATCGGTCTGACTGTTCAAGGTCAGGGAAATTGGATAGGCGTCTAAATTCCTGATTGGAAATTTCGCCAGCGGCCAACATCTCAGAAAGTTTGGCTTGTCTACCGGCAGGATCTTTAGGAAGGCTTGATTCTTCAAAACACTGAATTACAAAAGTGTCTTTGAGCTTGTTGATGTTTTTAAAATCGACTTCACGAGTCCCATCTTTACCAGGGTAAACCGTGGTGTAAGAGCCAGTCTCTTCCGCAATGTCCCTGGCTACGTCGATCATCATGTAAGACAGATCGGTGTAGATGTTCTGGTAACGTCTGGCCAAAGCGGCAAAGCGGTCTGTCTGCAGATCGTCAAATGAGCGGATTGCTTCACCGCTGTTGAGTCCCGCAGGTTTTTGGCTGGCAGCGGCCATGGCCGATATGCCAGACATAGAGTAGGCATTGCTAATCAGCCATTGAATCCATTGGTAAATTTCTGGCGAATTGGATTCGGCATTGATGAAGGTAGGTGGAGCACCACGACCTTTGATGATCGTGCCGATACGATTATTGAATGATGTCTCCATGATTTTGGAAAGTTCATCAATATAGATACGGGGTACGCCCATCAGCTCAATGGATTGAGACGCTACGATGAGCATCCTGTAAATTTCCATTTGAGTGGGCATCAAAATTTCAATGAGACCTTGGGCAAACCAGCCAACGATGTTGGGGTTGTATGAGAATTTAACGAATGGAAATTTAGCTTTGGTCCACGGTTCATCAAGGATGACACCAGCGGAGCACACGAGTACGTGACGGCCATCATTAGCTTTAGGGCCAGATGGTAAGTGCCAAGCTTCAGCTAAAATGAATTGGTCAGAGATTGTTTCAGTGGACCTAGGAGTAGAATCAACGTTGCCATGTACAGCTTTGGCAATGACATCTTCCTTATCAGGGAACATGGCCAAAATTACAGAGCGGTCTACCAGCTTAACTTGGATGAGCTGTCTGGGATCATTGTAGTAGGCATCGTTGAAGTCAGTGAGCAGCTCAGTTTCAAGAACGCGCTCAAGACATACCTTCTCATCTTTGGCGAATACCTTGATGAATCCATTGCCAAGTACACAGCTATCTCTAAGAGCCAAAGCGCCGAGGTCGTAGGCCTTAGTACGGAACAACTCACCCTGAATGAAGGCGTTAGCCTCTTTTGCAAGTTTGCGTTCTTTGTAGTGACCACCATCGGTGAGAAAAACAGGTTTTGGGCGGTCTTGGGATATGCGACTAACCAGAGTATCAGTGCAGGAATAGCAGACGTTGGCCGTAGGACGGCCAGTAGGTAATTGATTTGAAGAATCTAGAGTGGCGTTGGAAGCCAAGAAATTGTAAAGCGGTTTGCCGCTGAACAAGCGTGCAAATACTGAAGCTTGTCTGACGCGATTGAGATTTGTTTTCTTCAGGTATTCCATAGTGGAAAGAACCTGAGCCATCAAATCGTTGTCGTTGTCAGCGTTCCACCATGAGTAGGCGGTTGCACTGACTTTATCTTTTTTACTTCTGGGATCTACTACTTTCTCTGATGCTGTTTTTGTAACATCAATAGGTTCGATGGTGTATGACATGACTATGCCTCTTCATTTGGCTGTTCTCTGTGGTCAGGGAACAAGCGGTCTAGAAGACTGGCGTCATCTAGCTTCATTACAGAGGTAAGCTCCTCAAGACGGTGCTTTATCTCTTTCTCTTCTTCAGGCGAAATTTCTACGGGAACTGGAGCAACAGATTTGGCCGCTTTAATAGGAGCATCGGCGGTCAAAGTAATTTCTTGGCCTGACTCCGTTTTTAAATGAG